GACTCTATACGCCAGTTCGGTTTTAGGACGATCCATACCATCCTGGATCGGCTTGAAAAAAAACGGATAGTTAACGGATATTGGTACAACTTTATCTGTGAACATTTTTTTAGCATCTGCTCCAGTTTTTGAAAGGATACCGAATCTGGCATCTGAAGATATTGTTGCTTGATTAACAAGCTCCGCTGATGACATAAAGGAGAAACCAGACCGTCTGTTTTTAAGGTAACACATTCCATAACATCTATTGTCTGCTTTACAAGCTTCCCAGAATATAAAGAATAATCTATTGGCTTCTCTATAATCGGCTGCGCCAACATCAATTTTTGACCATTGCAAGTACATGTAGTGAGTACCAGTAATGTAAGTAGGAATACCGTTATTATAAAACCAATACCCTTCATCTCTTCTTTTAAATTCTTCATCTATATAATCATACCACTTTTCTTTAAAATCTGCAGGATAATCTTCCCAATCAAATCTACTTTTTATTCTACTTAATTCTTTGGGGTATTCTTGCTTTTCCCAATATTGCTCCGTTTTATTTTCGCTTCGTTTAAAACATTCATGTTCTTTTGGTAAAGCAATACGGAGGTTTTGAATTTCAATGATCTGTCCAATCTTACCTGTTTTACTTACAACAATAAAGTCGTATTCAGAGTTATAACCATATTCCCATTTTTTTAATCTATTTTGTTTAGATAATATTTTAGGATTTATTACATCTTTTAATTCTTTCCAAAGGGTTTGCTCGTAACTCACTTACTCCTCCCTTCAGCAAATTTGAAAACTCTCTCTTCTTTAACCTCTTCTTTTGGTTTTCCTTCTAATAAATTTTCTTCTTCTTCTATTCTATTAAGTATTTCAAAAGCATCAAATATAGCTAGTTTCTTTGTCGCAGCTGCGTTCTTTAGTCGGTCCGCAGTCACATCCTCCCCGGTATCCACAATCGGTTCTTTCGCTACTTTTATTAACTCTTGAACCGCTAATTGCCCAGCTTGGATTATATTCTTTTTCGTGTCCTTCGTGTTCATGTCTTATTAAAATATCTTTAGATTTCATACAATATAACAGTTCGTTATCTATAACAAACTCCCATTCTCTTAAATCAGGAAAACTAACAACATCACCTTCGCTTATCCCTAATTTTTCTAACTGCTTGTTACCATATTTAAGTATACCAATATTAGGTTTAATTTTTTGACCTAATTTATCTGATGCTAATGGTTTTACAAAACATCTGTCTAAGAAAGAGTAATTAATATCTTTTTGTGTATAAAGATATATTTGATCTGGACTGCAAAAGTATAGATCTTCTTTAAAATAAGATCTACTATTCTGTTGTTTACCTTTCATATTATAAAATCTTCTAAAAACATTATGATGAACATATACTATGTCTCCTACTTCTATTGGTAAACTGTAAGCTTTTGGAATGCTTATTACTTTTGCTTTCTTATTAACGGCTTTAAACTCTTCTATTTTAGTATTTAAGATTAAAGACTTATTTCCAATTTTTTTTATATTGTTATATCTTTCTCCTAAAGGTTCTATTATATAATCATTTAAGCTCTTCATGATAACTTAAGTTATATTCTACAGCAATAGCCATATTTGAATTAAACTTTTTCCAAGGTAAAACTTCATCATTCTTTTGAATATATATAAGATATTCTCCTTGATTATCATTACTTATTATATCACATATTGTGTGTCCTCCGTAGACCTCTTGGCCTACGGAGTAATGCATAGCTTCATTTTTATAATCTGAGCCAATGCTAATTTTTCTTATTTTATTCGACATTTTCAACTGCCTCCTCCACTACTTTTAATTCCGGTTTTTCGTCTTTTTTGATTTCAGTATATTCTCCTGTTTCTACATCAATGTTAACTTGGCCGTACTCTGCTTCTAGTTCAGTTTTAAATTCTTCTACTTGCTTATTTACTTCTCCAAACTCATGTAATAAACCATGCTTTTGAGCAGATAAATATCCAATTTGATTTAATATTTGATTTAATCTAGTTTGTTGTTCTTGTATTTTTTTTAAGTGTTCTTCTTTAATTTTCATTTAATTAAATTTAATTTTATTATTTATGACACCGGTCTAGGCGGCGCTATTCTACATACTACAGCATTATTTGCTGTACTACCACCAATAAAATATCCATATATTGGTGCTCCAGGTTGATAACCTGTAAGTCTATTAAAAGTTCCACTATTTATGTCAGCTTGCATTGTCTGACCAATAGTTAAAGCTGATGGATTTAAACCTGATGAAAACATTTTTAAATCCCAGCCTAAAAAATTACCACTACCATCACTTCTGAAGTGATACTCAGCAAATCTCTCTCCTAAGTCTATTACGTCACCTATGTTAACATTACCAACTGTAGGATTTTCAGGAAATATATAACCAGATGTTGAACTAGAAGATCCTAAAGAAGAACTCCATACGCCAGTACCCACTGTAGATGTAGCTGATGTTAACCAACCGTCAGTTCCTGAAGTGTTTTGTCCAGGTGTTAATTGCGCGTTAGAATAAGTGTTGTTATCAGGACTTACAACCCAACCACCTCTATCATACATAGGTGATCCACCTGTACCGTGTTCAAACTCAAAATCTACTATTTCAAATTTAACTGTATTACCTATACCTGCATCAAATTTAATTGTCCATGGACCTGCACTTGAAGGATAACTACCTGTTCCACCAGCAACAGATCTAAAAGGTATAATACTTGTGCTTAATGGAATACTAGTTCCGTTTGAATTGGTATCTAAAACTATTTCAGTTCCTACAGGAGGAGAAACTACACCGTCCCACTTAACAGTAGCAAAACCAGATATTAAAATTTTACCAGTAGCACCATTAGCTATATTTTCTAAAGCTATTCCAATTGCTTCTTGTTGAGTGAAATTTGATGTTGGAGTTCTTGCTGTAACAACTCCACTAGTATAATCCCATACAACTGGTTCTCCATTAGCAATCGCACCATTAGCTTCCATTACTACAGCTTGACCATATTGAGGTTGACTAGACTGTGTTAAATCAGCTTTTATAGTATTAGCGTCTATATTACTAATGTCTAAATTAGGAGTGCTTGGTGTTATCCATTCTAATTCTCCTGTTGTACCGTTTTTTGCAGCTAATACATCTCCCTGTGCGGGAACACCTAATCCTGCGCCTTCTATTATCACATCACCACTACTAGAACTAATAGTTACATCACCACCTCCAGTAGTTCCATCTATTGTTGATAAACTAACACTATTGCCTCTGGCAAAAATAGATAAAGCCCCACCAGGTGTAGTTGTAGATAAATTACCAGTATGCATTGTTAAACTTCCTCTAGAATTAATTCTAATATCTCCTCCTGTACTTGATGTATTATTGTATCCATCTAACAGGTAATTAGAATTTTGCAAACTCCAAGTACTTGTATTACCAGAACCTGGATCTAAAGTATTACTACTACCTAAAGCTTTAACCCGTCCATTTAGAAGAATAAATTTACCAGTTCCCTGAGCTCTTATAGAAACATCTCCATCAGCAGTTTGCACTCTTGCAGCATTATTACTTCCAGTTACATCAATGCCAAAAGTATAATCGGTAGCAATATTCTCATTACCATAAGTAGCTGTTCTATTTTGAGCACTGTTTGTTAATACTATAGTTCCTGTATTACCGTTACTATCAGCTGTATTACCAGTATCTAAAACTTGTTGAAGTGTTGGAGTTGATCCTCCAGGTGTAACCCATTCTACATCACCAAGCGTGTTTTTAGCAGCTAATACATCTCCTTGAGCAGGAGTTCCTAAACTTGCGTTAGGGGTGAATCTTAGTTCTCCACCACTAGTAAAAGTTAAATTAGTATTATTTGTAGTTCCAATAATGCTAAAACTAGTATCACTTGATATAGAATTAACACTCATTGTAGTGTTTGTATTATTACTGCCGCTTTTAAAAACAATATTACCTGTTCCTGCATTACTGTCAATAATATTGCCGTTATCTACTATAAATTGTAGATCTGAGTTACTTTTTGCAAAAGCACTGTCTATAGTTGCGCCGCTTATTTGTACTGTTCCGCTCGCGTTGTAACCAGCTATGCCGGTCATGTTAGCTAAAACTGTTTCTACAGGTAAATTACTTATTTTTACGTTTGCCATTTTCTATTATTTAAGGTGCGGCTTCTTGAAGCAGCAAGTCTGTTGTGTTTTGTAATTCTAAAAATCCTAAACCATTTTCAAGCTCAATATACCATGTTGCTCCTGGAGGAGGTGGTGTAGTTGGCCCTTTCGGTCTACGAAGATCTTGAACCTGATTTCCTATACCTATTATCATTAGAATAAAGCTAAAATAAAATCTTTTAAAGCGCTAGGTTCAGGAGCTTCTTCTCCTGCTCCTTTTAGCTCACATACTGTGAAACAAGAAATAGGCATAAATGAACCTACAGGAATATTATTGTATGTTACTTTATTACCACTTTCCATTACCACTGTTAAAGTTTCTAATGCAAACCCTATATATAAAGCAGCTCCAGGACCCCAAGTTTCTTCATCACAACTTGTTGGCTCTTCATTACCGCAATTCCATCTAACAATATCTTTTTGTCTAAATGCTTTTAAAGGGTTATACTCTGTTGGTATAACTGTTGATTCATCTATATCAAACCTAGTTCCTATTGGTGTAAACGGGCATCCAAAGTCCCACTCAGTACTTAATAAACCATCTACTTCTACTAAACCAGTACAATTACTACCAGAAGTGAAAGTTCCACCACCGTCTGGCGCCCATATAACAGTTAATATATCTCCTATGTTGTATGCGGTTCCATTAGAACATGGATCTTCGCAAATATCTACAGATGTAATTTCTCCTACTGCAGGGTCATCTACTCCTGTAACTGTAATTACCGCACCAGCTCCACCAGCTGTTTCATTGTAGGTATTATAACATTCTCCTACTACAAATCCTTCACCAGGGTTTCCAGATGACGTGATTTGAAAATCAACGCTTTTAGCTCCACGCCATATACAGCCTGGTAAATTACTTAAAGACACAGCATCATGTGCAAATACTCTTGGTTGTTTTAGTGTTGTTCCTATTACACTCATAATTTTTTATTTTCTTATTTTTTGAATTTTTTCATAGCCTCTACTACCAAAGTATGCTACATATACTGTTATTAATAAAGCTTCCAATAATGAAACCCATCCATTGTTTATTTCTAATATTACCGTTGAATCCAATACTATAAAAATAGTCATGGCTAAAGTTAAATAAATAAGTGTTAACGGTCTAGTATTTTTACTTAACCAAGAGTCACTTGTCATATCACTTTGCCATCTATTTGAGATGTTATTCATCTCTGCAATGTCTTGATCTAATAGCTTTAAAGCCATTTCTTTATCTTTAGGTTCTATATTAGAATCACTTGATATAAGATTTTTTACAATACCCAGTCCTCCTTGGTCAGGTAGAAACTCTCCTACGGTATCCAATAAAGCTGGAGCTTTCTCTTTTAAGAATATACCAACCTTTGTTTCTTTAAACTTTTTCTTTTTTTTCATGTGGAAAAACTATCGTCTAAATGTTGACCCCAATCGCTGTCTTCGTCGATATTCAGGTATTCATCTTTTTTGCCTCTTCTAGGAAAATTTGGCTTTCCTAGTTTAGGTAAAGTAAGTCCACCACTTAGTATTCCACTTAATCTTCTATTTCTATCTTTATTTCTACTAACAGATATTTCCAACCCTCCAATTTCAGTAGTAGAATCATTCTTTTTGTTATCTCTTACTTTAGTTTTTTTAGAAACTTTATCGTCTTTAATTCTACAGTTTTTCTTTTTCTTACCCTGCCATGAGAAACAACCCATTTTTTTATCTCTTTTGTCGACGCCTCTAGAATTTTTCTTAATGTATTTATTAAGATTTTTCGTTTTGTTTTTTTGCTTTTTTTCTAGATTTTTTTGCTTTTTTTTATAAGGATCTTTTGCCATGACTATCTTACTTTAGTTTTACGTTTATACTGTTTGCCAGCTTGATTCTTTTTCCTTTTATCAGCAATTCTTTTTAATAGACCACCTTTTGGTTGCATGCTTTTAATAACAGCAGTACCTTCTCTTTCTAACTGTTCTTCATTACTCATAAACTCGCCATCTCTATTTTGATAAGCTTGATTTGAATAGTCGTGACTAGCGCTTATGTGTTTAGCCGCTTTTTTTCTTCGTCTTTTACTTTTTCTACTTTCTTTAGTTGGATCGTATTTAGGCATATTGTTTTATTTAAAAGCGTAAATAAATTCTCTTAATCCTACTCCAAAAGCCATTCCAGCATATAAAGCATGGGATTCTAAAAGCAATGCCGCACCTATAATAGCAAAGAAAATAGACTTTGACATCGGATGGTTTATATATTTTTTAATCTTCTCCATTGTACCAAGTTTTATAATTATTTTTTTTATTACTTCCCGCAGGTGTTCCAAATGAATTTGATGAGTTGTAGTTTGATTTCTTATAGTTATCATACATATCACTTTCCATATCGTTAGAAAAGTATTGGATACTTCCACCAGTTTGAGCTCCACCTCTTTTCACCTTTGTTGGGGTTTTAATTTGAGATGTTATAGCAGCGTTAGAATTTGACTGTATGTTTTTATTTGCATTAGTAGATGTAGTATTATTACCTTGAGTAGTATTAGTGTTTCCACCGTTACCATCATTCTTGTCGTCATCCTTGTCGTCATCTTTATCACCTTTAGATTTGCATTCTGCTGCACTAGGATTTGCTCTACAATATTGACGTGATTTCATATCGCTAAAGTCATCAGCCATATCACTTAAAGAGTCATTGAATTTCTCTATAGCTTCATTAGCAGCATTTAACCCTGCTTGATTTCTTATCATTGCTGGTTGTCTATAACTCATTATTTCCTCCTATTTCTTTTTTTACTACCTTTTTTTAATTCAGGATATTTAGCTAATACACAATCAATAATTTTTTGAGGACTAGTTTTAGGATTTCCTTTTGCATTGTGTGCGAGCTTTAATGCAGACTTGGCTCGTTTTAAAGAATTAACAGGATATGTCCCATCAGGCCCACAAAAATTTCCTTTAGACACTTTATCGTACTTCCCAGCATTTGACATACCGGGTTCTTCTCTAAGTTTAGTTAAATTCTTTTTTGCCATAATTTATTTTTTATAAGGAAACATTTTATTAAGTTTTTCCTTTCGTTTACTACAACCGCATCCTCCTGGGATTTTGTCTGCTAATTTTTTTATACCTGTTGCTTTAGTGAATTTTTCAACCGTATCACCAAGCCCTTTTGATTCATTTGATTCCATTTATTTATTTTTCTTGTTATGTAATTCTTTGTCGATTTCCCTACACCAATGAAGTATTTCATCTACTTTCTCTTCTAAATCTTCTATATGGTCTGTTTGCCATTCCTGCTTTAAATCATATTCCATTCTTTTTATCTCTGCAGGTGGTAACCTTCTCGCTTCGTCAATATCCGATTGAAGAGTATAATACATACCTACTAATGTTATAGTTAAAACTATAATACTTACTATAGTTTTTATGTCTATTTTAAACTCAGTTCCTTCTCCTATTTTCATAAATTTTTATACTCTTCTGTAGCATCAAAACTTGGACACGCTTTATTAGAGAAATCTCTATGTCCGTGTACAACTGCTTCTTCGGGGTCTTACCATCTGCTTCCACGCCTCCGCAATAGCAAATACCGATTGAATTTCTATTATGCCCTTTTACATGAGCCCCGATTTTGGCTATATCTCTACCTTTGTGTATTTTTCCATATAAGTCAATATAGAAATGATAACCAATATCACTCCATCCTCTACCATCGACGTGCCAACTACGTATTGTATCTACAGTATAGTTTTCACCTTCTCTAGTAGCGGAGCAGTGTATAATAATTTTATCAATCTTCCTCATTATTTTTCTTTTTCATGTTATACCATTTGTTTAATGTATAACCAATAGTAACAAGTAATAACGTTATTTTCAGCATAGGTTCTAACCAATCTAAACTAGCTATAGTAAAAGAAGTTATATTAAAACAGTATAACTTTAAATCATCTATCCCCATAACTTACTGATTTGCTCTAAGTACAACATTTCCTTTATAAGGAATATTGTCTATAGAAAGGTCAGAAATTATGTTTTTATCTCTAGAATTCATAGATCTGTGTCCAGGCAGTGGCTTAGCTGAGCATGCACATTTTTTACCTGCAGGTATTTGTTTTTGTCCGTAACTTGGCATAATTAAGTATTTTGTATTGTGTTTATTGTTTTTGCTGCTCCAGTAGCTGGATCTATTTCTGTAGTAGATCCTAACTGTGTAGTTTGAGCAGCTTCCATTTGAACTCCTTCTTGAGCTCCTAGTGGTGTTGGTGTTGGGTTAGCTGGGTTATTTGGTAAGGTATTGGCACCTGCAATATCTTGAAATATATTAAAAGTTTTTGGATCTGTTGCGTCTTGTGGTGGTTTACCTGAGTTAAATAATTGTTTCATAACCTATATATATAATTACAATTTTTATTAATAATTTACTGATTATTTCTTCTTTCGCAATAACATTCCTGGCTTAGGTTCATTAACACCTATAACATTATTGTTCTCTAAGTCTACTTCTCCTAATATTTTACCATCTTTAACAAAATAATCACTATCAGGGTTGTTTGCAGTAGGTGACTCAATACCTGCGTCCCATAAAGCTTCATCACCCATTATTGTTACACCTGGCCTACCCTCATACTTATTAGGATCTTTACCGATCATAGGTTTAGATGGAGCGTCCCATTTACCAGTTTTGCTTTTACTTTTGTTTTGTCTTTTGGCTTCTGTTATATATTCTTTTTTAGATAAATCTCCATAAGTATTCATGTCTCTACTTTTCCAAGCTTCATCATATGTTTTTTTATTTCCTAATACATCTTTGCTAGTTTTAGAAAACTTATTATAATCAGATTGGTTATTCTTTCTTAATGCCATAATTGTTATTTATATGATTTTTCGTAATCTCCCATATCGTAATCTTCATGATCAGTAGAACCAGTGTTATGCCAATCATCTAAAAGTCTTTTTTGTTCAGGCGTAAGATTATCTCTTAAGATTATCTCTACCTTTAGCTTCTAATCTCTTCATCTTTCGAGCCTCTCTTTTCTTTTTATTAAATATCTTACTCATTATCTTGTTTTATCTTTATTTACGTTGTTTATGGAAGTTTTTAAAACAACGTCCATATAGTTATTGTTAAGCTTTTTGCTGGGCATGTCTTCTTCGCCCAGCATAATACGGTACATACGACTAATTAGCTGTTTGCACTTTAGGGATACTTTATAGATATGATATTTCTGCGTTGTCCTATTTCGTTTTCTCCAAACTACTATCCAACCCTCTTTTAACAATCTGTTCCAGCGCCTGTTATCCCAGCTGTATGAGTACGTACCGGTTTTAAAATCTTTTTTTGTGAATAAATCTACTGCCTCTAAATATATTAATAATTCTAAATCAGCATCGTTTAATTTATTTGTTTTGCAAGCCCACTTGCGTATTATTCTATAATGTTTAAGTAAATTTAATTCTCTAAGATCACTTGATGTGAGCTTTCTCATTTTTGTGATTTTTCTGGAAAAGGATTGTAAACTTTTTCTTTTAGCTTTTTATATCTATTGCTCTCGGTTTTTCCTTTAGATTCCATGTTTCTGACTTTCTTAAGTCTTTTAACTTGTTTATCTTCACGTTTCTTTTCCTCCCATTCGCCATCTTGTTTCATTTCGCGTTTTCTTCTTAACTTATCTATGATACCTTCTGCACGAAACTCGTCATTGCGTTTATTTCTTTTATTGGTTCTAGGAAATTTAGTTTTCATATAACTATTACTATATCTTGTTCTTTAATTACTTTAAACATTTTATCTTTAATTTCTATATTGAAACCAGCATGTCTATCGTAATAGATTTTATCACCTACTTTTAATAATGTAACATCAGATCCTGGGTTTAATACTTCGGCTTCTTGATATCTTATATCTTCTCTTTGTTTATCAGACAAAAGCAAACCACCTTTTGTTTCGGTGGTTTTTTCTTGTAATTCTTTTATGACTATATATTTACCTACTGCTTTCATTTGCTCTCAAGTTATTGATTACACAATCAGTTGATAAAATAGTAGTAGCTACTGAAGCGGCATTTTTAAGCGCGCTTTTAGTAACAAGTAGAGGATCAACTATTCCGGACTTTACCATATTAACCGTTTTTCCTGTAACCACATTTAATCCTCTACCTTTACTTTTTGGGGTATCAAAATTTTGAATACCTGCATTTTCTAGAATAGTTTTATATGGAGCTTGTATCGCTTTTAATAAAACTTCTTCTCCTAAAGATTTTGAACTTACATGATTAGAAGCATCCAGTAAAGCTATACCTCCACCTGGAACAATACCTTCTTTTATTGCAGCTTTTGTAGCACAAATAGCATCTTCTACTCTATCTTTCTTTTCTTTGAGTTCTACTTCTGAACTTGCTCCTACTTTTACTATAGCAACCTTTCCTGATAATCTAGCTATTCTTTTTTCAGTATTAGTAATTATATTTGGATTAGTTTCTTTTTTTAATGATGATTTAAGATCTTTAATAATTTCTTCTACTTCTTCTACAAAACCTTCTCTTTGTATTATTGTTTCTGAATTATTAGTTACCGCCTTTAAACAATGCCCTAAATGCTCTTCAGTTATTAAATCCATATCATCACCTAAATCTTCATTTATTATAGTAGCACCTGTAATTAAAGACAAGTCTTGCAATGTGTTTAATTTATTAACTCCATATACAGGAGCATCAATTACATTTACTTTTATATGACCTTTAAGTTTATTCATCACTAAAGCAGATAAAACAGTTTGTTCCATATCAGCAATAATTAGCAATGACTTATTATTTTTAATTACATGTTCTAATACTCCTTGTATTTGCCTTATATTGTCTATTTTATTTTCGACTAATAATACAAGTGCATTATGTAACTCTGCTACTCCTCTGTCAGTATTAGTTATAAAATGAGGATTTTTTAAACCTTTATCATATTGAGCACCATCAACTACTTCTACAGTGGTTTCTGGTAAATCATGTGTTTCCATCATAACTATACCAGTTTCGTCTACTGCTTTAAAAGCTTCTGCAATAACACCGCCAAGTTGTGTATCATTATTTGCAGATATCGATGCAACTTGAGATATTGATTCACCAGAAACTTTTGTTGATATTTTCTCTAAATATTTTAACACGTTGTCTACAGCGGTATTTATACCTTCTTTTATAGACCTATGTGAGTCAGAATCTATAACTTTATAAGCTTCTGTCAACACCGCGTGTGCTAGCACCGTTGCGGTGGTAGTTCCGTCCCCTGCTTCTTTAACTGTTTTTCTCGCTGCTTCTTTTAATAATTTAGCACCCATGTTTTCTACAGGGTCTAACAATATAATAGAATCTGCTACAGTTACTCCATCTTTAGTGATCTGTGGATTTCCATTACTATCTTCCAGGATTACACATTTGCCGCTAGCTCCTAATGTGGAGCTAACAGCTTTAGTGAGTTTTTCAATGCCTTGGAATATAGTATTTTTTGCATCTTCACCGAAGTTAAGATGTTTTACTATTGTCTCATTCATTGGATTTAATTTAATTTAATTGAGTTTAGAACGATATATTATTTTTTAACAATTTTCATTCCATTAGCAGCAGCCCATTTTTTAGCAGCAGCTCGAGCTTTAGCAGCGCCTGCTTGAGCAGCTTTAGAATTACTTAGTAAAGTGTCTCTTTTAGATTTTACTTTTGCTAACTTATTAGAACCTGTAACATATTTCTTCTTAGAAGTTTTAGTTTGATACTTATTACTTTTCTTTGTAGCTTTATTAGCCGCCTTTGTGGCTTTATTAGCTCTTTTAATAGGATTTTTTCCTGGCATTGTTTTAATTTTTAATTGGTAAATGTTTTGACCACTTTTGGTCCTTTAAGAAATTCTAATTTCTTTGTGTAATGTTCTATAGATCCATCAATAGCAGCTTCAGCGCCATCCATTGTTTCTCTTCTAGTTACATCAATCCAGTCTTCTTCTTCTGGATGTAAGTATTCTGTTTGATAAAATCCGTTTGGTAACTGAACAATTCTCCAATTGCTCTTTGTGGTTATATGTTTCCAAAGGTTGATCATTCTTTGATCTGGTCGTGTAGTAGAAGTAAAGTCTCTACTGGTGTATAAAAACGTCATGTTATTTGGTTTTATGTTAAACGTTGGTTATTTATACTATCACATGATAGTTCGGTTATTTAATATTATCTTTCTTCAAAATAAAAATGTAAACATTCTCTAACATCATTACTACTTAAGTCTGGTCCTTCTGAAGGATCATCTAAAAATCCTGCGGTTAAAGAATCATAGTTTGCATATGCTGATAGTAATACGTTACTATATGTTACTTGTTTTCCTAAAAGTTGGGTAGCACCATCGCCACCCCCATCTGTACATACTGCTATTATATAATCTTTCCCAGCTTCTATGCTCACTGTTTCGTCAAATTGAGCGTACTGAATAGTATTGTTATCAGGTGAGGAAGGAAGAGGTGCAGTATAGAAAGCTTCACCTAACTTAGTTGGGTTAGTCCAACCATTTGGAGCATCATATATTGCAACACCAACATCACCAGCGTTAACTAAGTAAAATTTAACTCTTTTAATGTCCATTGTTGAATCAGCAGTGGTTATAGTATATCTTGTATCTAGATCACCGTTACCGTTAGTATTAACTTCTCCTTGATATATAGTAAGAGGAGACCAACCTTGAGTCTCATTGTTAGTGCCACCTGTAACTACTGCCTCAACATGTCCTTGAGCATTTACTGTTATAGATGATGGATTAGTAAATACACCAGCAACTATACCTGACGCATCATGAGTTATCGTGGTGTCTGCAGAGTTTAAACCAGGAGCAGTTGCCGTAGTTATATCTGTTCCACCTATTATGTTGGCTGTAAAGCCATCAGTCATAGGTGCAGTACCAGTGTCACCATCAATTGTAAATCCATTCATTCCACCACCACCACCACTAGATGCGATAGTTATTTGATTTGGATCTATAGCGCTGTTAGTTAAAGTAATTCCCCCACCCGCTACTAATGTTACGATATCTGCTGGACTACCTTGATCATCTTGTAATCTTATTTCAGAGTTAGCCCCGTTTTGGGCTCCTGATAAAGTATACTCAAATTGAGATGGCAAAGTTCCAGAGCCAGCTGAAGTAATTCTACCTTGTGCATCAACAGTTATATTAGCAAATGTATAAGGACCTGGAGTTACACCGGTATTTGTTAAATCCCAAGTAACCTCAGGTGGTACTTGTCCATTGTCAACAGTAGGTATTATAGACGATGTAGCTTCAAATTTTAACTTTTTTACAGATAATATATTTGTTTCTTGATCTTCATAATCTACTAAAGTCCAATAGTCATAATTATCTCCACATGTAATAGTTACCGTAGTATCATCTCCTACTGCTGTCGTTGATATGCAAGATCCTACAAAATTTATTGATTCTGCATTTAAAGTAACAGGAGTTCCATTATCTAATATTTCTAATGGATTTCCTCCACCTCCTGGAACAGGGACAAGTGTAGCTATATCAGCGATAGTTATTAATCTAGTAGCGTTTTTATTATTAACATCACTTACGACAATTAATTCATTACCTACTGGAGTAGTTAGCTTTGGATATGTATATATTATTGCCATGTTTATAGTTTATTTACCGTGATGTCTACCTTTATGTATACGTTTTTTACGTACTTGTCTTTCT